GTGCGATTCTCATGCCATCACGAATCTCTACTGGATTACGAGATAGATTGGCAAGCATTACATACGACTGCTCCACATAATCTGCATCTACAATACCCTCACAGTTTGCTACAGTCACACCTTGTTTCCAAGCAAGACCTGATCTTGGGTGTATTCTAAGTGATTGACCTTCGTCTAGATCAAAGATAAGTCCAGTTGGAACTAGACATCTTTCTCCACGATACAGTGGAATGAATCCACTTGTGAGTGTTCTTGTCGTTGTGATGTTTGATGCGCCCACAATCGTTACTTCGTCTTGCTCTCGAATCGATGCACATAGATCGAAACAGGCAGACCATTCTGTGCCATAAACTGGCAAGTGGGCTTCATCGAATAATTTGTAAATCTTTAGGGTTCTTTGCTCTTCTTGGGCGTGAGCATCTGACATCAATTGTGTGATTATATCACTCATAATAAAATTTTCCTTCTATCGCTTTTTACCTATACTATACTTTGCAACTAGTTCCCAATCATTCTTCTCTTTGTGTGGAAGAATTTTGATTTGTGATAATGGAGCAACTGGCTCAACGATTTGATCTGTGTTCACAGGTTTTACCAAACCCCATTCTGTAAGTAGAGACACGATTGTGTTTCTTCTTCCTTTATCTTCTTCTGAGAAGTCATTCGTCTTGCCGTCTAGCATAAACAGTTCTTTGAAATGTACGATGTAGTACTTACCTTGTTTATGTAGAATGTGACAAGATTGGAATAGCTTCTGATCTTTCTTTGATGCTATGCCGATTCTGGTGAGAGTTTCCTTTATCTTGAGAAAACTTTCCTCACTTGGCAGAGTAACTTCAACGAGTTCTTCTATTAGATTCATTTTTAATACCACCAGTATCTTGTTCTTTTTTTATAGTTTGTATTTGCTCACTAGACAATAAAGACAGATACTCTTGACCGACAATCTTGTTACAGCCATAATAGTTACACACCAATTCAAGTTCTTCATTACTAGCATTCTTTACCCATTTCGACCATCGCTTCTTGGGTCTAATACTATTTATAAGATACTCGTACTGGGGTCGCTTGTCGAGTTGGTGGTATGTGTTCATCTCATTTGCGTACAGAATCGTATCTGGAAAGTAAGATAACGCATTGTTTGTTAGCCATGGCTCATAGCCTTTTTCTGCTAACTCATCGTTCTCTGTTTCTCGCATCATATTTTTCTTGGTGCTATTGATAGAGTTTACATAATCAAATGGTTTGCTCATTCTGGCTCTCCTCTATCTCATCTAAACAAACTTCGCATACTTGTACTTTACCTTCTCCATCTTGATAGTTATAAACGATCTCTCCAGAGTTTTTACCTAGAGGACCGCTACACAAGAAACACTTCTCTTTTTTCTTTTTCCAGAAGCCAGGTGGTAGTTTCATTCTTACCTCACATTGAGTAGAGGATTAAGTCTTCGCTTTAGTTCAGACTCTATCTCTTTATGTGTTACAGTAGATTGAATGTCTTCATCAAACACCCTAACATAACAATCATCCAGTTCACTACCAAAATATGTTCTCCACTTTCTTGCGGCTGAATGATTTTCGTCTGATCTAGATTTGTTCATAATCTCTTTGACGAACCTACTTATTCTTTGACCTACGCTGATTTCTGATTCTCCGACATACATTGCTTCACCGGAGTCTTCGGGATGTCCCTTATATATCACATAGAATCCAGGTTTAAGATGAAAGCCCTTTTGCTTTTCTTCTAGAAGACCTTCATCATTGGATAAGGTAAATCCTTGATCTGTGCCTGTATTATGACTAATCTTAAAACAAGAAAGTTTTTGTGAGAGTAGTGTATCAACAATTACATCAGCAGTTGCTATATGTTCACCCATTAAGTTTTTCATTTCCAATCAATCTCCGCCATTAGAGTTGCCAATGCGGCAACACGATTAATCTCTGAGTTTGCTACGAACGCTTCTTTGTACTGGTAATCAGCAAGAATGATAATCGCATCAGCAATACTCTGAGTGGTGTTGATTCGAGATGGTAGCGTATCATATAGTTGACGATACAGTACAGCAGAATCTACATCGACATTTTCAGCAACCCATTTGCGAGTTGCGGTAAAGTCACGATTCTTCATCAGATCAATCAGACTAGAAATATTCTCACCAGATTTGTTTGTGAGTATGCCCGCATCAATATTGCCAGTTGTGGCATAACGCTGTAGTTCATTTAGAACTCTACGCCAATCTGGGAAGTGTAACTGAACCAGTTCAGCAACTGCTTTCTGATCGAATGTCACACCCTCATCATTCAAAATACCACAAACTCTTTTGAAGAACTGACTTGCCATTGCAGGCTTGTCTGCTTTATCGATTGAGAACTCGACTACACTACATCTTGAGTGAAGTGGTTCAATGATTCGATTCTTGAAGTTACAAGTCATAATGAACCCACAGTTTTTCGAGAACTCTTCCATAAAGTTACGAAGTGCGGGCTGTGTTGAGTTTGCGTTTAGATAGTCAGCCTCATCGAGGATAACATACTTTCTGCCACCAGTGAATGATACACTTGAAGCAAAGTTGGATATGTCGTGCCGTAGTGTGTCAATGTTACCATTCATCGAACCATTGATCACAATGTAGTCAGCACCAATTTCTTCTAACATGGCTTTTGCAATTGTTGTTTTACCAACACCTGCTCTACCAGATAGTAAAAGATTAGGCACATTCTTTTGATCTACAAACTGTTGAAAAGTTTGCTTTAGACGATCTGGCAAAATCGTCTCTTGAACTGTTTGTGGTCGATAAGATTCGACCCACAAGAAATCTTGCTTATCACTCATGCCATTCTCCATAATATAAAAATAAAGTCGGGGAGAGTGTTACCTCTCCCCTTTCACAACTATTCTGCGGCTTCAGCAGGTGCCTCTTCTTCAGCGGATGCTTCTTCAACTGGATTGAAAGCAGAAGGTGGAAGTTCACCTACTTCTTCACCACTATCTTTAGCATAACGCAAGAAAGCCACAAGTCTTTCACGAAGTGTTCCTACTTGAAATAACTCGTCACCTTGAAGTGCGCCTCTACCAGTAACAACATCGATTACTTGAACAGTGGATAGAATATCAGTATACGAAAGACCTACCTCTTGTTCTTGACTTGCTTCTGGTGCTTCTGGTGCTGTATTTTCTTCACTCATGTTTTACTCCTTATCTTGATTCAATCGCTACCCAATACTGGGCAACATCTGATTTAAAGTGAGCCATACCTTTAGAAGATAAAGTTACTTCATAATCAGTTGGCATTAATTTAAGATTATCAGTTTTGATAATCATGTTGAAGGGTTCAGTTGAAACACCTTCAGCTACTACGACTTCGTATTTATCTGCTGTAGAAGTCTTACTATCAACGGCTGATAACTTAATGGTACTGCCGTCACTTGAGAACGCAACTTCTGGCAACTGTAGAACGCCAGTAGCACGAATCACACTGTCGATATCTGCCCAAGTAACATTCACTGTTGCTTCTGGATCAGGCACTACGATATCTTTGTCTGGTGGTGATACGATTAACGACTCAGAAGTATATGTATATTTTACTTCACTTCGACCACCTTTGATGGTAAACTTGTCATCACCAAATTCCATTTCTGGGTTTTCAAAAAGCGATAGAGTCGCAAGTAAGCGAGACAGATCGTAAACACCTGCTTGCACATCTACAGTCTCAGCGATTGATGCGGCTGCCATCACAGTCTTTTGTGGCGATATGGTTCGTACTGTAGAACCTGGCTTGAATACGATACTTGGATTGATCGTAGCAAAGTTCTTTAGCACACCAATGGTTTCATTACTAAATTTCATTATTCATTTCCTCATGGTCATGGTTATAAAGTGCTATCAAAGCATAATGTAAAACTTTCATCAAGTCGGCACGATTATAGCCATCTTTCTTGCCATATCGTTGGACATATTTTAGAACATTTCCAAGAGCAAAGCCTTGTCCGTGTCCACAGTCAATGATGAACTCTGTTGACTGAAACTTGTTTCTTGAGTAGTGGGCTGAGTAAGTAGAATCGATATATTCTTTCAACTCATGTATCAACTCATTCTCATTGAATTTATAGGCGATATCATCATCGGCATAGTATTCTTCTTCATACGGATTCACACGAGTGCCATCAATGTTGTACTCGTATTCATCTTCTTCTGGTGGTTCTCGCAACCAGTAATTTATGTAACCCATCTTATCTCCATTATCTATCAGTTTGCTCTAAGTCATTTTCGGCTCTATGTATTGCTTGCAATCTCAAGATGTCAGCCGCAACATCATGAGTACTATCGTGGGCAATGAATGCCTTGTTCCAATAGTCTTCATCAGCAACTGGTACAAAACCACTTCTAGTGGTATAGTTAAACTTCGCATCAATATGAGTACGAACATCTCTCACTTTCCAAAACTTCAATGCGTTGTTCAAAGGATCCACATTGCCTGTGGATATCATATGTCT